CACTTGTTGCAAGTACATTCATATCTGTAACAACATCATTAGTTGCTAGAATATTCATATCATTTACTACATCTGTAGTACCTAGAATTGCCATGTCAGCAATAACTGCACTAACACCTAAAAGATTTATTTTACCTTGTTCTGTTGAAGTTGGTTTAATTGCTTCCCAAGCATCTGCTGCTGTCCAGTTAAATATTTGAGAAGTGCTAGAATTAAAATATAACGCACCAGTTATTAAAGCATTACCATCATTGTCTGTAGATGGATTGGAAGATTTTGCACCTAAGTATCTGTCATCAAAACTATCAAAAGATGCTGCAGAAGCTGTAGCACTATTAGCTGAAGCAGTTGCACTATTACCTGCTGCTGTTGCACAGTTACCAGAAAGTGTTGCACAGTTTCCAGAAGTTGTAGCAGAACTTGCACTAGCTGTTGCACAGTTACCAGATAAAGTTGCTGAGTTAGCTGAAGCTGTAGCACAATTTCCAGCAGTTACTGCAGAAGCTGCGGCACTTACTGCATCTATAATTAAAGACCAATAAGTTGTGTTAGTTAAAGCAGTACCAACTGGTGATGCTTGAATACAAATGTAAATATTATTTAGTTGAGCAGTAGTTGTTGATTTAACAATATCTCTAACAACATAAGCTGCTGTAGTAGTTGTTGCGTCTGTACCTTTAAAAGTTCCAAGTTCCTGCGTAACTGCAAGTTCTCCAGCTGAATCAAAAGATAAAACTTTGTTTGCTCTATCTGTTGCACCTACAGTAAATTCTGTAGAAGTCATTGTGTTTGTTCTTGATAATTTTAAAGATCTATCTACTTCTTCTTGAACTTGTTGAGTAGTCATAGTTCCACGATCCAAACCCTCTTCGTGAGATTCCGCAGGGAATGGATCATTAGCAATATAATCTATTGCTTGAGTTTGCGGAACTTCTCTAATTATTACAACTGTCTGACCAGATGCAGGAACATTGCCAGATGTGAAAGTTATTGAACCTCCACTAGCATCACCAGCACCAGCTACATTATAGTGTGTACCTAAACTTTTAACAGTTTCAGCACCTGTGCTATTAACTCTAATAATTACGATTAAGTCTGAGTCTGCAAATATTTTATACCCATATGCAAATTGGGTTGTACTACCATTACCAGAGTAGGAATTCTTTACTGTAGTTGAAGATACTGTCATGTTACTATTCCTATATACTATTTTCCATATTGTTCAACAATCATATTATTTATATTTTTTATTATTAAAAGATTTTGGAAAGCAACTATAGATAATGCTTTACTTATATCTCTTTTTGATGGTTCAAAAGTGGGATCGTAAGCCATTCTTGCTCCAGTTCTAAAACTATTTATTACATTATTTACCAAATCTACAGTAGGAATACCATCAATAAGACTAGATGACAAACTTGTATTTCGACCATAACCATAAAGATCATCTTCTGAAAATAAACTATAAGCAGTTGCTGTTACTGGTGGTATTAATGTAGACCAAGAAGAATTTAAAAAACCTATTTTTGCTAGATTTCCATTAGATAATCTTTCTCTTAAAAATTTATCTCTATCACCTCTACCAAAAGAATTAATATAAGTCTTTGTAGCATAAAATGTTGCAGCTGATATTGATGAAGCTGTAAATCTACTATATGTGGTAAAATCTTTTCCTCTAGTTTCAGCTAAAGTATATGCTCCATTCATTAATTGTTTTTCATAAGCACCTAAAGAAAACTGTCTAAATTGAGTTATCATTCTGCCAAAATCTGTAGTAAACCATTTAGCCATCATACCAACATCATTTCTTTGAACTACTCTATCTATCCATCTTGATAAACCTATTACATAATTAGCTCTAGCTTCAGGATTCCAATCATCTAAATTCATTTGTTCTAAATTACCATCTTTATATTTTGAATGTTTATTAATTTCTTTAGCTATTCTATTAAATTCATTTTTAGTCCAACCTAATTGTCTATATCTAATTTGATCTCCTCTACCTAACAAATCATATAATTTTGTTGTTTTATGTTTTTTAGCAAGAAATGTAATATTGTCTGCAATTTTAAAAGTTAATGCTTTTGCTCCCCATACTTGAGAAAGCAGAGTCATTGGATTTAATAAAGATAAATCAGCAACAACTCTTTTTAATTTATTAGCTTTAAGCTCAGCTACATCACCAATAGAACCAGTTTGACCCATAGGTAAATCCATATCATTATCTATTCTTCCAGCAGGTGTGTGCATCCATTTATCTAAACCAAGAGGAGCACCATAAGATTGTAATTCTTTTAAAAGAGGTTCTTTAAAATCATATTTACCTGATTGTAATCTTGATACAATATCACCAAAAGCTGGCATGGCTTTCATTGATGTAACTAATCCTGCTTCTGCAACAGTTTGACCTAATTCAGCACCTTGAGCAAATCCAACCTGACCAAATAATCTTAAAAAGTTATAATCTCCCATTAATCTTACTACTCTTCTAAATTTTAATGATTTTTGATCAAGTTTTTCTAAAGGATTAGCTCTACCTAATATTCCAGAAGTCATTACCTTCATTGCAAGAATGTGTTCTTCAAAATCTGTATATGTCCTACTGTCTTTTGCTCTTTTTTCGACACCTTTAAAAAAATTATCAAGTTCTTTATTATTATTAAAATTACCAAACCTAGCTAAAGCTGCTTGACCTAATACTTGATTATTATACCTTTCAAGAACTGTACTAGCATTTCTATCTGTTAAATCTTTTAATGAAAATGATTTTACTTCTCCAGTTTTTTCAGAAATTAAATCTATTCTAGCATTAATATCAAATGGTAATCTAGTTTTAGCATTAGGATCTTTTGTATCTGTAGTTCTTTTTTTTTTATTTTATCTACAATTAAATCTATTTGACCTTCATCTAAATCTATATCTCTTAAAATATCTCTCATACCAGCTTCATCTGTTCCTTGAAATAAACGACCAAATCCTGAATCTTCTCCTTGAAACTTTGGTGAAGCTATTTTTGCAACTATTCTACTAATCATACGATTAAATACTTTAATTGGAAGATCAGGTTGAAATTCCTTTAAAGCATTTGCGTATATTAATTCTATTTGTTTTGTTCCATATTCATCTAATCCTACATTTACTTTGTGTGAGCTGTGAATATGAGGAAAATAATTTTGTAATCTTCCTTCTAACATAACATTTTCCCAACCCTCTCTAGTTGTTTGACCAATAACATCTAAAGTATCATTTGTTACTTTTCTACCTAATATTGCATATTGTTTCATTTCAGGCGTAATTGCTTTTGATGTTTTAAATTGATCTGGAAATTCTATAAGATCCGCTATAATTTCACCAAATTTATTTTCTTCTTCAATAATATGTTTAAAAGCTAAATCTTTATTTGCTTTTTTCCAAGAACGATAAGCAACATCTTTATAATTATTAAATTGACCCATAATTTGTCTTTTCATATTTTCTTTAAATTCTAAAGCAGTAGCACCTTTTGAATTACCAACAACAGCATCAGGAACCATAACTTCTCTAAATCTTTGAACCAATTTATCTTCAGACTTATTTAAAGAAGATGTAATACTAAATCTTAATCCAGACCTTTTAAACAATCCTTCAATTTTACTTTCATCTGATGGAATATTATTTATATTATCATCAATTTTATAATTCATAGTATTTCTTTCTTTAGGTAAATTTAATTTTTGATCTCTTACATATTCTGGATTAAGATTTAATTTATTTTTTACTGCAAAAGCTTTTACCTCTTCTGCTTCTAAATTATTTATTATTTTTACTGCTGCTACTTGTTGTTTTTTTAATGCAATTGCAATTGTTGGGTCTACTCTACTTAATCCACCAACAGGAGCACCTAATGCAAATCCTGCAAGAAAAGCATATTTTATATCATTTTCATTTTTTAAAGGATCAAGAGCAACTAATCCAGCTTCAATAGCAGCATTTTCTGAACCAACTAATGCTCCCAATCTAATACCTCTTTTAATTCTAGCAATTTTACCTCCATACAATAATGGAGCAGCATATCCACCTGTAGCATAAGTTAAGGCAATAGCAGGTAAATCTACTACAGCTGCAATCATTCTTGCACCAAATCCAACCCATCCTTTTTTTGCTAACTGATCTTCTATTTCTACTCTTTTTATAACTTGCTTTTCAATATCATACCAATGTTCTTCGTTTCTTGCTTCCATAAAAGCATCTTGCATATAATCAGGGTACTGTTCTTGTAACTTAAATAATTCTTTACTAGGAACAAAATCCCAATCAATAGGAGGATCAATTCCTTCTCTAATTTTAGATATTGCACTCCAACCTAAATTATCTAAATCAAATGCTTTTCCTAAAGATTCAAGAGCAGTATAATCGCTTTCCAATTCACCTCGTTGTTTTTTTAAAAAATAATCTACATCTGTTGGAACAGTTTGAGGTAATTCATTTAATCCTTTTTCATCTACCATAAATTCTATATTAGGAGATTTTTGTTTTAAAGGATCTATGTTGTTTATTTTTTCTTCTGCCATAATATTAAGGTGATAAAGTTGCTTGTTCATTAAATAAATAAACTGAATCTCTTTGATCAATATATTTTTTTTGATATTTTTTAAATCTGTCATCTTGAGCTAAAGGATAAACTTTTTCTAGTAACTCTTTTTGTGTAAATACTGCTGCGTCATATGCATTCTCATCAAAATCTCCTTGAGCATTTTCAAACATTGTAACAGGCTGTCTGTTTTTTCTATTTATAATTTTAATTCCCTCAACATCACTAAATTCAGTTGGAGCAACATCTATTGCAATAATATCTTCAAGTTTGTTCTGTTCTTTATTTATTTGTCCGCTATCCCATAATTCTTGAATATAAAATTTTAAAGCTTCATCATGATAAGCTGGTCTATTTGTTTTAGCTGGAACAAGATTTCCAAAAATATTTAGATAATAATTTTCATCTATAAAATTTACAGCATATTCGATTGCATCTTCTTCGCTACCACCTATTTTGTAAACAGTATTAGCCATTCTTTTAATTGTATCAGAAATAAATTCAACATTTTCTGCTTCTTTATATGAAAAATTTTGATCTACAACATTAGCAGTAGCTTTACCAATCAATACATTATCTACTCTTTTTCTTTGAACCTCTGGTAAATTAATGTCTCTTTGTAGTATTCTTAAATTTTCTATTGCCTGATCCTCTGATAATTTCCTTGAGTTAATCGCATAATCCATACGATCATACATTTCAATAGCAGCTCTATCAACCTTCATAGTTCCTCTCATAAAATTTCTACCTTGTTGTGTAGAGTAAATTTTATAAAGTTTATAACCTTGTTTAAGATATTCTGTATCACCTGTTATTCCTAAATTACTATAACCAATATTTATACCCTCTTTATGAATTGGATTGGTAACATTATTTCTTATAGACATTTCGGCAAGTTGTGGTTGAGTATAAGTTGATTGACCATTTGCATTTGTTTTTTGAGATAGTCTAACCATTCCTTGTTCTAAATCTTTTACAGGAATATTCTTATCATCCATATCTTTAAATTGTCCTGTCTTAGCAAAAAAACCAATTTGGTTTTCTAAAATAGAATCTATGTTATTTTCATTTTGAACAACTTTATAACTTTCTTTAACTTCAGTTAATAATTTAAGTCTTTCTTTATTGTCTAAAAATTTGGATGAATCTATATCTTTTAATGAAGATAAAGCTTGACCATAATTTCCACTAGAAATGTTTTTTTTAACATCACCAATAAATAAATCTGATTTAATAGCATTAACAGATTCATCTAATTTTGTTTTTCCTGTTGTCCAAGTATCACTAAAATCAACTTCATTATTAATTAATTTATTTTTAATATTTTGTTTTTCTTCCTCATTAGCAAAAATATATTTACTCATTAAAATAGTTTGTAAAGAATTGTGAGTAGAAACATTTTCTGCCTGTAAAGCATCTCTTGAATTTCTTTTAACTGTTAATAAATATTCTGGATATTCAATATCTAATTTTGTTTCTAATAATTGTTTTACTCTTTTATTTGATGTTGCAGAAAGAACTTGATTTTTTACAGTATTATAACCTGTGTTAAATGTATTAATTGCATTGTTTTCATTAAAATCTTTTGAAACTTTTTCTTGAGTTTTTTCTACTTCATTTTGAATTTCAAAAAATTTTTTATTAGCTTCTGTTTTTTCTTCTAGATTTCTTTGTTTAATATAATATTCATCAATAGCTTGAGCCGCAGGTAATAATGAAGCTGCCATAGAACTTCTTGGATTAAGTTTTATATTTGATTTAATAGAACCAACCTCTGCTGTTGGTCTACCTCTTGCTGCAAATGTAGGTATTTTTGGCATTATTGATTCCTTGATCTGTTAGAAGATTTAGATCTTACTCTTAAATTACTTTTACTGTTATTTCTAGGGTTTCTATCTTTATGATCTATATCACGACCTAATATGCTAGAACCAAGTTTTTTTTTCATAATTCTTCTTGCAGTATTTCTACCAGCTCTATTTTTTTTTTGTTTTGCTTTAGAGTGATAATTTTCGTATTCTGATTTATAATTTCTCATAGTTACCCATAGTTAGTCATTAAACTTTGACCTGCTTGAGCATAATACCCTAACTGTGCCGATCTTGCTTCCATTCTTGCCATTTGTCCAGACATTCTTGCAAAGTTTGCTTCCTCAAGTTTTCGTGATTGTGCTACTTTAGAATTGTAAGTTAAAATATCTTTTTCTGTTTCAGCTTGTTCGGCATTATATCTCATAATATTTAAACCAGATCCAGATAACTGTGCACCAGATTTTAATATAGCAGTTTTAGTTTGACCTTGTAATTGTGAAAATTGTTGGTCAAATCTAGCAAGATCAAATTCATTTTGTTGTTCAAGTCTTTCAGCTTCTTGTTCTGAAACTGTAGCATTTCTTTCTTGAACAGCTTGATTATATTTACCAGTTGCAGATGCTTGTTGTGCTGCTACTACTGATGTTACTGCTGTTACCCAACCCATTAGAATAACCTCGCATACATATATTGGTCTGAACCATCAAAACCCCATTTTCTCATCAAACCTTCTTTTTCTAAACCTAACCACTCTGCAAATCTTTGACCTTCAGAAAAATCTTTTCTAATTGCAGATTGAACTCTAGTAATATTGTTTTCTTTTGCAACTCTAGCAAAATCTTTTTTAATTGCTTTAGCAATACTTAATGGATATTTCCACATTTCATTTGTTGCAATTACCCAACCTTCAGCAACTTGACCCCAAACCATTTTCATTCCTG